GGGTTCATAAATTGGGTGCATGGAATGAAGAGCCCCGTATTTTTTCTGTACCTAGAACCTTGTACTGGGATGAAAACGGCGGCGGCATTCATTGCGGCGGTGAAAGTCTCAAGGCGTCTCATTGTGAACCATTACCACTTTATGGATCGCGCTGCCGATTTTCAAGCCCGAGTGCTCAGTGATGCCATTGACCGCGAGGTCCTGGAGAAGTTGTACGGCGAAACCCAAAACAAGGAGACCGGCGATGCCGAGCATGAATCGAGTTCTGTTGATGGGGCGAATCACGAGAGATCCTGAAGTTCGCTTCACGCCGAATCAGACCGCGGTCTGTGACCTGGGTCTGGCGATCAACGAGAAGTACAAGTCAGGCGATGAATGGAAGACCAAGGCGATCTTTGTGGACTGCGTGGCCTGGGGTCGTCAGGCCGAGGTCTGCGGTGAGCATCTCAAGAAAGGCGAGTTGGTGCTTGTGGAAGGCGGACTCCAGTTCGACCAGTGGGAGAAAGACGGCGAGAAGCGGTCGAAGCTGAGGGTGCGGGTTCAGCACGTCACGTTCATGCCGCGTGACAGCAGTGCTGAAGACGAGTCTGAGCCCGAAGTCGATGATGGAGGCTGAATCTGATGCTGCCACTGACATTCGATCTTGAGTCCCTGCCCGATGTCACCGGGCGGGGGCTTGGTGATCTTGCGACCGAAGTCATGCACAAGTTCTGCCGGGTTGCGGAGATTGCGGCTCAGCGTGCTATTACCGAGGACAGCGTGGATGTTCTCACTGAAGAAGAGAAAATAGCGATCTGTATTGCCTCCGGTTGCGAGATCCACGCCAAGACCGAAGAAGACACCGGAAAGGTCACATACGCGACCAAGAACCCCGTGGGTTTTGCTATTGTGAACGGCAAGATACAAGTGTTTGAGAGCAAACCACTGGAACACGCGGAAACCGACCGTGGCGAACTTAAAGTGACAATCAAGCAGGAGAACCATGACTGACAACCACACATACGAGCCGCGTCCGACAGGCCCACTGCCGAGCCCGTACCATGCTGCCGTCTGCCGGGAGATGACATCTGCCCTTGAGCACATCGACCGCGCATGGGGCGCTGCCGGCGAAATAGCGCCGTCACTCGGGCAATGTGAAGGCAAAGGCACGCGCGGCACACTGACCTTCTGCGATGGAAGGCTATTCGTTGAAATCAGGCGTTGCACAAAACAGGAGACCGAACAATATGAGCGCGACCGCAAGGCGCACGACGACCACAATTGGTTTAACCCCAACTGAGGCTTTTGGCTGGATCGAACGTGAGGCCAAGCAGCATCAAGGGATACACGTCCAGGGTTTTATGCGTGGCGTTCAGCACAGACTCTCTGGCCTGGAGTGGAACCCCAACGTGCAACGCTGGGAGCGCAACACCAATCAGGGCTTGGTGGATCACTGCTCACTGAGTAAACTGCTGGCGATGGCAAGGAGGAAGATGGATTGAAAAACACAAAACCAAAGAAGAGCGCCGCCGGCAAGATGCCCCGTGATTTCGGTGGCCAGGACCTGCGTGTCGTAGTCAAGCGGCAGCACGCTCAGGTCCAGGAGCACCTGAAACACATCGGCGCCCTGATCGAGTACAACGACCTGCTTGAGCGCGCCATGCTGCGCGTGTTCGTCACATCGGCCCGCGCGCATTCCGAGTTGGGTATCATCGTGTCGAAACTCATCAAGAAACCCAAGGCCGCGCTGCACGATATTGCCTTGACGGCCGCGCCGTTCTGCCAGAATCTCGAAGAGATGAAGGGCTTGCCGCCCGAAATCCAGATACAATTGCAGGCGTTCAATGAACGAGTGGATGAAGCAACCGCGGAGGAAAGCGATGCAGGAGAACATGAATCTGACGGAAGTATGGTTCGATGCCGAGATGGACAAGTACCGGATAGTGACGCGGGGGACGACGGACCCCGTCTTGCACTCGTCGACGGGTAATCCACTTGACGGCGGCGGTCACCAGTTTCTCGACAAGGCCGAGCGTCAGGCCGGATACATCGAGAAGGCGCTGAGGGAGAAAGACACCAGCGATGCCGCGTAAGACCAAGACCTACGTCATCGAAGACGAGAAGGCGTCAGAGATCAGGATCGACTACGTTCCTGAGCCGACGCTGTATAGCTTCCATGAATCTGATGCGCTGGTGCGTGGAATCATGGGGCCGATGGGGTCCGGTTCCAGCAGCGCTCTCATGGTTGAGATGCTGAAGAAAGCGATCGCGCAGAAGCCGCTGACGCGCGGTCGTTACAAAGGTGAACGCGCAACGCGCTGGGCCGTGGTGCGTGACACCTACCCACTCTTGCGCGATACGACGCTGTCGGACTTCCTGGACTGGGTCCCGATCCGCCAGACCGAAATCTATGGATCGAAGATCACGCAATCGCCGCCTTATAGAGCCACACTGATTCTACCGATGCCGGACGGTCACAGAGTCAATGCCGAGTTCACGTTCCTTGCCATGAGCGATGCCGAGGACGTGGAGAAACTGCGTTCACGCGCGGTCACGGGCGTCTGCTTCAACGAGGCGTGTCCCGGGATCAGGCGCGATCACCTGAAGATGGCGGTCGGGCGTGCTGGTCGCTTCCCGCATCCACAAGACGGCGGCCCGAGTTGGCGCGGCGTCATTATGGACACCAACGCCCCCGACATTGAGTCCTGGTGGTATCAAATGTTTGAGATCGACAAGCCTGAGCGTTACGAATGCTTCAAGCAGCCGCCGGCCGTCTTACACATTCCCGGCAAGGATAAGAATGATCCGGGGACCTATGTGCCGAACATCGGACAGGGTCCCTACCCGATGGCCGAGAACGTCCAGCATGTTGATTGCGGATTTGAATATTACATGCGGCAGATCCCCGGCAACAGCGATGCATGGATTCGCGTGTTCCTGATGAACCAGTACGGCACGATCGCTAGGGGTCAGCCGGTGTACCCCATGTTTCAGGACTGCCATTGGACCAGCAAGGACATCCCGCCGATGCGCGGATTGCCGCTGATTATTGGATGCGACTTCGGGAGGACCCCATGTTTTGTGTTCTGCCAAGTCACGCCGCGCGGTCAACTCCGAATCATCGACGAAGTCACATCCGGCTACAAAGAGAGCACGGCACCGATGCGGATGGGGATACGGACACTGGCCCGTGACTACATGAGGCCGCACTTGCGCAACTACTACGGCGGCATGAACGCTCTGATCGTCGCCGACCCCATGGGCAGGCACGCCGACGAGATCACCGACGAGATGACGTGCATCAACGAGTTGCAGAGATTGGGATTCAATGCGATCCCGGCACGCACGCAGAGCCTTGAAGCCAGGATCGGCGCAGTCGAACGATTTCTAACCACGATGATCGACGGCGATCCGGGTTTGATCTGCTCACAGAAAGCCAAGGCAACGCTGTCGGGATTTCTCGGTGGGTATCACTACGCCGACAAGCGCGGAGCCAGCGAAGGCGAGACCAGAGCGCAGCCGGAACAGAACCGCTGCGCGCATCCTCACTCCGCGTTGCAGTACGCGACAATGCACATCGAAGGCGGCAGCACGCATTTGTCGGGTTCTGGTGGAGGCGCCGGGCTACAGGCCGCCAGGAAGGTCGTCAGGAAGCCCAGGCTCGCTTGGTGAACACTTTGACGGTTCCAGGGACTGACAATTTGTCACAAACAAATCCCACGAAATATCTTGACTGAGCCATATTGTCTCTAGTACTTGCGTATCAAAGGACATATTCTGTCAGCGCAAGGAGCCAATATGGCCGATGAAGCGACCGCGACACAAGATTCTGGATCTCCCCAGTCGCGTTCAGGCATCCCCTATGCCACAAATCGTGAGATCGAAGCCTACCAGGCCCGGCAGCGCGAATTAGAGCACCGACGCGAAGCATTGCGCACCCCTATGGCGGAATCCTATGCCGCCCACATCAAGGCGACCTATTCGACCAACGTACGCCACAAGCAGAACTCCGGCGTCGAAGAGACCATGCTGCAGTCGCTGCGCCAGCGCAAGGGCATCTATGACCCCGGCGTGCAGGCAGAGATTACCGAATCGGGACAATCTGACGCGTACCTGCTTCTGACCGCATTCAAGATCCGCGGTGCGATCGCCTGGATTCACGATATGTACAAGGCGGATGAAGACCCGACTTGGGACTGCGCACCAACTCGCAAACCCGACATCCCGCCCGAAGTGCAGATGGGACTGGCTCAACAGGCGATGGCTGACATCGCGGCTCTGCTGCAATCCCCAGACGTGCAATCGCTTTCGGTCAGCGACATCCGCGAGTATTCGGCTTCGATGCGGCGCGAGATGGAAGAGAAGATCATGGATGAAGCCCGTCAGCGCGCCAAGCGCATGCAGGACACCATTCAGGATCAGCAACAGGAAGGTGGTTGGCACGAGGCATTCTCCGATTTCGTCGACAACCTCGTCACGCTGAAGGGCGGAATCCTCAAGGGGCCGATACTGCGCAACCGGCAGACACTGCGCTACGGGCCGCGCGAAGGCGGTGCCAGCCAGGTCTTTACCGATCGCGACCCCAAGTTGACGTGGAGCTCCGTGCATCCCCTGGACCTCTATCCGGCACCCGGCGCCAGCGATCCGAATCAGGGCGACATGGTTGAGGTCATCCCGCTTTTCCCCAAGGCCCTACTCGAAATGAAGGGTATCCCGGATTCACGCTTCAATGACGCCGCGATAGAGTTGGTGCTGAACGACTACGCCGAAAACGGCTTCCGGTTGAACCGCAACATCGACAGCGACCGTGCGATTCTTGAAGACAAGGGGCCGGAGTTGTACAACTGGGGTATCATCGAGGCCATTGAGCACTGGGGTGATGTCTCTGGCCGCAAGCTCATCAACCAGGGCATCATGCGGACGCCGGAGGGCAACACAATTGATACCGCAGCGCTCTATCCCGTCAACGGCATCCTCGTGAACAATCATCTCATCTACGCCGATTTCAACGCCGACCCGCTTAGCCGGAGACCATACTTCATTTCCGGCTGGTTCAAGGAGTCGGGTTCATTCTGGTGGAAAGGCGTCCCCGAACTGATCCGCGATATTCAGCGCATGTGCAACGGCGCGATTCGAGGAATGGCCAACAACATGGGCTTGGCGTCGGGACCGGGCATCGTCTACAACGACATCAATCGCGTCCCGCCTGGACAAGACATCACCGAGATGCGTCCTCTGCAAATCTACCAGTTCATCAATCCCGGCGTCTCGAACCTTAAGCCGGTCGACACGCTCAGCATCGAGTCGAACGCCGCCGAACTGATGGAGATCATCGGCAGATTCAGTCGGATGGCCGACGACTACTCGGGCATTCCTGCATACGAACAGGGGTACGACCGCGTCAGCGGTGCCGGCAAGACCCTGGGCGGACTCTCCATCCTGATGAGCAATGCTGCGCGTGGTCTCCGGTTGGCGCTGTACTGGATAGGCAGGTACGCGACCATCCCGGCGATTACGCGTCAGGTCTGGTGGAACATGCTCTACAATCCCGATCCCGGCATCAAGGGCGACATCCATGTGCGGGCACGTGGCGTGCTGGCAAAACTGAATCGCGAGATGCTGACCGGCCGCCGTCTGGAATACCTGGCCGCAACCGCGAATCCGCTGGACATCCGGATCATGGGCATAAAAAGAAGAGCGAAAATCATTGACGAGACAGGGAAAACTTTGGAATTACCCGACGACGAAGGGCGCACACTCGGTGAAATGGACGCGCTCGAAGCGTTGGTTGAAGAGTCACGCACGCCTGAAGGTGTGCCAAACGTACGGGGTGGTGGCCGGCAAACGGCTCTTCCGGCAGCCGCCGCAAGGTAACGCAACACAGGAGGATAGAGCTATATGGTGCCTGCTGACCGAGAGTGATAACTAAGACACAAGCAAATAAACAGACAATTTGATGGCAAGCCCGGACTGGCCAGTCCGGGGAGAGCCTCAGCTTTCGAGAAGGGCGACTAGGAGCCTAGACACTCCTGTCGCCCTTCTTCTTGTCTGGAATAGGAAACATGGCAAATACACAACAGGTTCAGTCAGAAATCGACCGCAAGGAAGCGCAGAGGCGGATTCTTGAGGCCATTCAAGCTCTGAAGACGGGTGGCAACCGGAATCACTTTCAGGTGCTTGTCGAGTGGCTGGCAGAGAAGCTGGTCGAACAGGACAGGCTGAATCGTTCGCTGCAAGGCGAAGAGGTCTACAGGGGGCAAGGCAAGGCGATGATGCTTGCCGATGAAATCATGCCCTGGCTGGACCCCACACAAGAGACTTTGACGGCTATTCGGGTTCAAATTGGGAACTTACGCCGGACGATGAACATCCGGCGTTCAACTGGAGGACAGACTGTCCCTGGGGCCAGTCACCTCTGAAACACACGGCCGGCACAGCCGAGAGGCAGCCGGCGTCAAACGCACAGCCGAAAGGCAGCGTAGGAAGGCAAGTACAATGCCGAAGGACAAAGATGGGGTCTTCATTCCCGACGCCGTAGCGCGGAAGGAAGCTGAAGAGGAAGCCGCGCTTGAGGCGCATGAGGCAGCGCAGCACAAGGCACAGCAGGATGCCGCAGGAGTACCGGAGCAGACGGGTAGCGATCAAGTACCTCCCGCCACAGCACAACCGGAACAATCTCCCGCGCCGCCGCCTGCAGCCGAACCGCAGGCGCCGTCATCCGATGTGGCCAGTCGCGTTACCGGCCTTGAGCAGAAACTCGCTCAGGCCGAACAGCGCTATCGGGCAGCCGATGGCCTGTTGAAAACGCAGGGGCCACGGATGGCGAAGCAGGTGCGTGCTCAGCGTGATCGTATTCGTGAACTCGAAGCCGAGATAGAACAGGCGCGACAGGCCAGTTTGAATACGGTCCCGAACGAATTGCGTTACCTCACCGATGAGGAACGCGAGGTGTTCAGAGAGTCGGATCAACTCCCGCCCGAAGTCCGCATGATGCGCGGCATCGTGGAGGGTAGCGTCTCTCAGCTTCAGCAGAAGCTGTCCGCACTGGAAACCCACATGGCGGCGGGATCCGCGGTAGATGTTGAGCGTGTGTTCGCGGAGAAGGTCGAACAGCTTCACCCGAACTCGTTTCAGGTGATTGACACGCTTGAGTATCTGCAGTGGAGCCAGCAGCCTGACCCCATCAGTGACGACGGATCGACGTACGACGAAAGCGTACAGCAGGCGCAGGATAGCAGGGACGTGTATGCGTTCGTGCGGCTCATCGAGAAGTTCGAGAGCGACCTGCGTGCCGTGCGTGGTGCTTCGGCGCCGGAATCGACGGCGTTAAATCGTCAACTGCGACCGGATACTGGCGAGGCTGTGCCTGCGTCGAGGCCCACGGAAGCGGGTCGAACGGTCAAGGAGTACAACCTCAGCGAAGTGCAAGCCTTCCAGGCACGCATGGCGGCCAAGGAGCCTCGTCAGGGGCTTACGGACGCCGAGAAGGAACAACTGGCAGAATTCGAGGTGGCAATCGACGAAGGGCGTATCAAGGTTCCCAAGCGAGCGTGAAGGGACTTATGCGATGCCCCGGTTGTCCGCCATAAACTGAAGAACAAGGAGGTATGAAATGGCTGGTCAATATCCGCTTGCTGCGGGCTACCGGGACATCGGTTCCACCACGATGGGCTACACCCCGACACTGTACTCGGGGAAACTCATCAAGAAGCTGTACAAACGTACGGTCTTCGGTGCGATCGCAAACACGGATTATGAGTCTGAAATCAAAAACTATGGCGATTCAGTCGTAATCCGTTCACTGCCGGACATCAGTGTCCGCGCATACAGCAAAGGTCAGTCGCTGGTTTCCGAACAGCCGGAGTCGACCAAAGTGCAACTCAACATCGACCAGGGCTTCTACTGGGACTTCCAGGATGAAGACGTTGAGTTGGCCCAGACGGACCTCAAGAACTATGTCGAGATGTGGACGGACGTGGCGGCACGTAAACTCCAGATCAAGATCGATGAGACGGTTCTTGCGGGTGTGTATGCCGACGCGCACGCATCCAACTACGGCGCCACCGCTGGCGCGATCTCCGGGGACCTCAACCTGGGGGCCGATGGTGGAACTTCCGTAGAGCTGGATACCACGAACGTCCTCACCAAGATCATCGAGTGTGGTCAGGTGCTGGACGAGCAGGACGTGGACCCGGAAGGACGCTGGATGGTTATCCCGTCCTGGATGTACACGCTGTTGCTGACATCCGACCTGAAGAACGCGATGCTTACCGGTGACGCGGTGAGTCCGATTCGCAACTACCGGGCTGGCAAGGTGGGCGATTTCACCCTGTACCGTTCCAATCAGGTTCCGACCTCGACGGACGGTGCGGCGGCGACTGCCTACCAGATCATGTTCGGCACGCGCGACGCCATTGCGTTCGCGACGCAGCTTGTGGAGAACAAGCGCAAAGACAACCCGTTCGGGTTCGGTATGCTCAACATGGGGCTGCAGGTGTTCGGCTACAAGGTCGTTCTGCCGGAGGCCCTCGGAGTCCTGTACGCGAAGAAGGCGTAAGCCCGACGCGCTGACGCAGGCCAAAAGAAAGAGAGAGACAAATGGCTGTCAATGACACACATACGACTCTGGACATTGATGTTCGGCGTGGTGCCGTAATGCCCCAGTTCAAGATGGGCATGATCGAGCAGTCCGTCGTCTGCACGCTGGCGGATGCAGCGAATGACGTGATTCAGGTATTCACGTTCGAGGATGATACCATCGTCCTGACCTCCTGGGTAGAAGTGAAGGTTGCCAGTGACGGAGCGGCGAATATCGCGCTCGGAAAGGCCGATGGGGCGGAGCTGATGGCCGCAACTTCGATTGGGACCACCGGCTTCAAGTTCACTCCAGCAGGCAAGGAGTTCACGTTGTTCGCCGCGGGCGATACCCTCGACGCGCATTTCTCCGCTTCGGCGGTGGGTGCGACGATTGTGGTTCGCGCGTTGATCGTGGATGCGGAAGGTTCCGACAGCTAAGGGGCTGCCGGATTGAAAACAGTGCTTGGGGTCGGAAATCCCGGCCCCAAGCATTATGAACAAGCAGGATGAGAACAAAGGAGACACCCAGATGTCACACTCCACTGGACCAATGATGTTCCTTCGCAAGAAGGGAACCATCGAGACGCATTCATGGCATCCGCAGCTCGCAATGCGGGATGACATGGCGCCGTGTACGAAACAGAAACACGAAAGCTGCATGAAGGAGCGCGCCGAAGAGGGTCGCCGTCGCAGCCAGTCCGCGTTTTTACAGCAGCAGTCTGCCGTTCTTCAACAGCAGAAGTCTGCGCTTGTGCTGGAGCAGTTCGAGCAGGAACAGGAAGAGATCGAGAAGCATGCCATCGCTGAAGAGGCCAAGCTGAACAAGTTGGAGCAGGATAACGACGCTGCCGGTCATGCCGCCGAAAAGCTGCGTCGCGCCGAGGTGACCGAGGACACGGAGAGTCTGAACCAAGCCGAACAGCCGGCTGTAGAGGTCCCGATTCCCGAAGGCGACTTGACGGACCAGTCCCGACCCGCCTTGTTCAATCTGTGCGAAGCCCTTGGGCTTCCGAAGCAGGGCACGAACGAAGAACTGCGTGCTGCTGTCATTGCGAAGCGGGATGGCGCGACTGCCTGATAAGGAGGTAGTCCCGTGACATTCGCCGAACTGACAGCCAAAGTATTGCACGATCTCCCTGGATTCTGTCCTCCCGGTCCGCTCACCAAGGCGGGCCGCGAGGCGGCCAGGGATTTTTGCCGTCTATCCGAAGCCTTCGAAGCCGACATCACCGTCAGCATCGTGGCCGATGAAGACGAGTACGATCTCACATCAGAACTGCAAACCGGATTCTGGGTGCGTCGTATCGAACTGGTCAAGATCAACGATGCGGAAATCAGTTCTACTCAGTATGAGTTCAACACGTCTACCAATGTACTGACACTGGACTGGGAACCCGGCGAGAATGACACCGACGCGATGGTGGTCACTGTGATCTATATCCCCAACAGCGATTACAGCGTCGAGTTGCCGAACGACTTCACTGAGAAGTGGTGGCAGTACCTGGTTGCCGGCACCAAGTCCATCCTCATGTTCCAGCCCAACCGGGAATGGAGCGATCCTCAGCGTGCAGCCCTGGAGCGCAATGAGTTTTTCACCGGAATAGCGCTTGCAAGGCGCAATAAGTACATGAAGAACAAGACCGGTGTCCTGATGGTAAAGCCGCGTCCTTGGAGATAGGGAGATCGATATGAGAAGTGGATTATTGGGCGCATGGATGCTCGTCGCGTTCACGTGCTTTTCTTTTGCTGAGCATCCGACACACGAGTTTGACATCGACTTTTCGATTGGAACAGATCAGTTCCACACGCACGATACCGTGCAGGGGCAGCCGGATCTAAAGTTCACGCTCTATTCCAAAGGGACCACTGAGTACGATGCCAGCGGGAAGACGGTAAAGTATCGCTTCGCTACTGATCCCACGGGCACCGGCACATGGGTTACTGTCAATGGGGTTGTTTCCGACGACAACATCGTGACCGTGAGCATCACGAATAGCATTTTCGCCAGGGCGATGGAAGAATGGAGGGCGGCCCTGGTTGTAACAGATGGATCGCGCCCCGTCTCCTTTGCGCGCGGATTTCAGACTCTTGAATCCGGCGAAGAACTTGGCGTGCTTGAGGCCAACTGGATCACCGGCGTCACCCTCAACTGGGCGACCATCACTCATTTCATCAATACCGTATCGAGCGGCCCCGTGCGGCCGGACGGCGAGGGCATCACGAATGCCGTCAACAGCGATGGCAGTATCACGCTCTACGTCAATTACACGAACGTTCAGCAGACAATCTCGAACTACATCTACGAGGTGTCTCAAGGGGCGACCACGGTTCCCTGGGGCGGCATCACTGGCACGCTTGCCGACCAGACCGACCTGACGAACTACGTTGCGGGCGTCTCGAACAACCTGGCAGACGAGATAGACACAGACGTTGCGGCGCTGTCGAACGCCTACAAGACGGTGCATGACCTTGCGCTGACGAACGGTGCTGTGGCTGGCGGGGATGCGTTTGCGGCTGCTGTGAGTAGTCGAATCCTGACAGTTACCTACAACACGAACCTTGTTGAGAAGGCGGTGACGAACGGGCTGGCTTCCACGGCGTATGTTCAGGC